GCGCTTCCAGCAACGGAATACCGCCAGACAAGGACTCGAACAAGTTCAGTCCAGCATCAGCCATATCCCCAAGAAGCTTGGGTAGTTCGTCAGCGTTCTCTTCCAACAGAGCGAGAAGGACGGGCAGGCGTTCCGTGCCAACGTCGATCAGTTCTCTTCGGAGGGTGTTCCCAAAGGCTCTCAGTTGCGATTCGGCGGTCTCGTACCTGCGTCCAGCTTCGGTGGCGAGGGCGGTGTTGGCGTCCCATGCGCTAGCCGAACGCTCGAATGCCCTCCCGGTCAAGTCGCCTGCGGAAGCCAAACCCTGAAGGGTTTGCTGCACGCGAATGCCCCGCAAGTCGAGGTCGTCAAGGGTGGCGGAAACGTCGCCGCCCCCTTCGGCGAGCACGCGAAGACCCGAAAGGAAATCGAGAATGGCCTCGCGAGGTTCATCGCGCCAGGTGGAAGCGAAGTCCGAAGCCGAGGTCCCGGCCACAGTGGCGAACTTCTCCAATCGCTCACCGCCACCCTGCACTGCCGTGTTGATCTCGACGAGGGTGCGCTGCAGGGCGGTACCGGCCCGCTCTGGTGCGATGCCGATAGACGAAGCTGCGGTCGCCAAGGCCAGGATTTCAGACTCGACCAAGCCGACGATGCGTCCGGCTCCAGCAAGTCTCAGGGAGATGTCGGTGATTTCCGACTCCGTGGTGGCGAAGTTGTTACCAAGGTCAACGATCGCGCTGCCAAGGTTGTCGAAGTATTGAGGTCCGGTCTCCATGATGTTGAAGAACCGAGCAAGGGACTGGGCGGCATCGTTGGCCGAGAGGTTCGTGGACTCTCCCATGTCAATCATGACGCGAGTGAATTCCAGAACGTTCGGTGCCTCGATACCCAACTGACCGGCCTGCTCGGCTACCCCAGCAATTTCGTTGGCAGTGGCCGGAAGCTCTTCCGACATATCCAGAATGCCGGTGCGGAGGGAATTCAACTGATCGTCGGTGCCCTCCACCGTCTTGAGAACACCCGTGAAAGCCGACTCGAAGTCAATGGCCATCTTGATGGCTGCCGCACCGGCAGTACCGGTGATGAGGGCCAGACCTTCCGCACTACGCGACACCCCGCCGATCAGTGCGCCGGACGAACGGGCCGCAGCGTGAATGGAGCGGTCGAAGGTCTTGGTCGCAACGATGGCGCGCGCCATCCCTTGCGAATATTGGGACGATTCGAGCCGAAGGACCGTCGTCAAGTTCTGCAGTACGGCCACGAATCAACATTCCTCGGATGAGTTGGAGTTCAGTCGGATGCTTCCGGGTTCGGGCGAAACACCGTTCTCATGCCCGCATCTTTGATCCCTCGCGTCTCCCTGGTCTTCTCTTCCCGGTCCTTCGCATTGCACCCCTCGCAATTCTCCCACTCGATCAGGAAGGGCGGCGGGTGGAGGGCTCGTTTGGTCTTCGGATCGAGCCAGGCAGCGGGGGGAGTCCCGCACATCTCGCAAGTGTCAGCCTTCTTCTGGCGCTTCCAAAGAAGATTCGCGAGCGACTTGGCTTGATCGTCGGGGGCCCATTCGGAGAACCTGCTGTGCCGCAACCCAGCCGTTTCGCAGTAATCAAGTTCGAGTTGGAACAAGGGATCTTGGTCAATCTGCTTCATGTAGCGATCAATGTCGCCCAGCCACCCTTCGGTCATTACCTACGACCGAAGGTGGCGTTCACCGACAAGGCGCCAGCGAACAACTGGTCACACTCCTGATAGGACCATTCCGGGTCATCCCAGATCTCCCGAACATCTTGCTCGCTCATCTTGGGCTGTTCACATGAAGCCGCCACAAGGGCCGGGGCGAAGGTCTCCGGGTCCCAATTGAGACCTGAATCATCAGATGGATTGGCGGCAGCGAGATCGTCAAAGGCTTTGCGCCCAATCCCCCGGAACACAAACTCAACCTCTGTCTTGTCGTCCACCTTCACCAAGACGGTCTTGCGTGGAGCCCTTTTGGCCTTGCGGATCTCGTCGAGTGACAAGGGTGTTTTCTTTGCTGGCATGTGTGTGTGCCTTTCTCTTGGGACGCCAAGAGACTACGTCCTGCCGGGTCGGGACACACGCACCGACCCGGCAGGAACCCAAACCCCTCACAGCCGTACCGCCCGATTGCCCCCCAAAAGAATGCCCTTGGGATGGTGCCTCAGCGACCGGAGGGTCAGGATCAGGCCGGGGTGTACTGCTTGTTCGGTACGCCGCAGGCCAGGTTGAGGACCCACTTCTGGGCCTCGTTGTTGCCGGTGAACTTGACGTCCTTCGACTGAATGGTCACGGGCCAGGCGTCCTTGACCGCTGCGCCGTTTCGGCCGACCGTGACGCAGCCGGTGCTGACGCCCTCAGTCATCAGGGTGTAGATCGCGTTGGTCGTGTCGTCCCAGTAGAACTCCAGCACGGCGTCGTCCACGGAAAGCGGACCGGAAATCTTTCCGACTTCCAGGGCCACATAGTCAGGCGTCTCCACCTGGCTGGGCGTGGTCGAGAAGCCCTGGACGGACTCGGGGACCAGCGCTTCACCGTTCGGGACACCGACGAGGTCGATGCCGCCCGTGCCAGCGAGGGCGGCAGTGATTTCGGCGGCAGTCGGGGCGTTCTGGATGGCTGGCGCGGTGATGTACGCCATCTCCAGGTTTTCAACAAGTAGGGAACGGGCCATGGGGGATTACTCCTTGGATGTTTCGCGTCGGGATTTCGACTTGGGCGGAGTCTCAGTTCGAGATTCATCCGCAGGCGGGTCCGGGGTTCCCTCGTCGATCACCTTCCAGCCATCGGCAACGAACTTGTCGACGGCCTCCCGGTGGACTCCCATGGGCTTCGCGTCAGGGAAGCGGGGGTGACTAAGCATCACAATTGCGGACTCTGCCATGTGAACAACTTCCTTGTTTGATTGAATTACGGAACGGATGCACTACCCCAATCACTCACGCGCCGGTCACCAGCAGGCGATAGCGCTCGGTTGCGTTGAAAACCCCGTCTTCTTCTTCCACGCCCACCGTGATGGCCAGGGTCCGACCACAGATCTCCAGGCCCGACGGGGTGATGGCATGAATCCAGTCCTGTCCAGCCCGCCCGATGATTGCTCTCCTGACCTGATCCGCCATCCAGTTCGCTTGTTGCGCTGACTCAGCCACCGACGTCACCTGAATCGCCACCCAAAGCATGTCGTGGGGATCGGCAAAGCTGGTGGGTTCAAGGAAGTCGGTGAGTAGCTGGTAGACGACGGCGTATGGAATTCCTTCCAGTTCGGCTGGCGTGCCCGGTGGGCGAGAGTTCCCGACCGGCTTCCCGGATTCGGTTTCAATCGCCTCGATGACAGAGGGGACGAGATGTTGAAGATTCAATTCGGGAACCTCGCTGCGATGGTTCGCGCCACTCGACGTTGAGCCGCGATGTACTTCGCTTCGATCTGACTCTCCACGAGTTCAACGACCGGCTGCCAATGGGGTTTTGGCGTGGTTTCCCAATAGCTGTAGTAGCGACCAGGGGGGAAATAGAGCCCGGCCGTTTCCCTCTGGCCGGTGAATCCGAATTCCAGTCGGGCCGCATATTCTGCTGTCGAATAGACCTTGGCGTTTCGACCGGAACCCACTTTCCAGGTTCGGTACTTGATGGAGTTCCGATAGTGACCCTCGGATCGGCCGGGTCGCTTCGGGGGGCCGACGGGGGCGTTCTGCTGTAGCAGGGTCTTCATGCGTTTGGCTTCGTCCATTGTGATCTTCTCTGAAGCCTTGACACCCTCCACGCCAAGAGCAGCCAAGGCCAGCGCCACCTGACGGGCGTTGGACCGGATGTCGTACCTCATCGACCCTCCAGGGCGACCGACGGCTTCAACTGGACATTCCTCAGGCGGTTGACGCATTCCAGGCGACGAGTGACGTGATGGGCACCCATGTCGACGTCGAGCACCAGCCAGCGACCGGACAGCAGCATGGTGAGATCGTCGGGTGCCTGAAGGACTTCGAGAATGTCCGAGCGATGGATTCCCTCAACCTCACCCGGAAGCCTGACAAAAAGACGGTCAACCGAAGATTCCGAGTAGCGCTGTTCGTTCGCGGCGATGGTGGCGGGGCCTTCGTAGACGTCCACGACATCCGAACGAGTCAGTTCCCCGGTGTCTTCGTCCACAACCCAGTCGTCAGGGTCATCCACATCCCTGGTGACCTTGATCGTGCAGTTCATGTAGTTGGTTACCCAGTTCCGCATTCTCTGGGTGGCAAGAGGGCGACGGTTCATCAGAACTCGGCCTCCCACAGTTCAGCCAAGTCCATCAACTCGGCCAGGATTCCTTCCACCATGGACTCGGGACTTCTCCCCAGGGCACCACCCATCAACGACTCCTGGTCCAATTCTCGGAAGAACCTGACGATCGTGCTGGCGAACCCCTCGGGGGGCGGGGCTTCAACCCGCACGGTCACGCCAGTGCTCGTTTGTTCCATCAAGTCCACGCTCATTCCGGCCATGAGGTCAGACTTGCCAGGATTTCCACTTGACGTGGAGGATGCCATCCCTCAGGATGGCCGAATGGAAACGTTTCGATGGCACGCCGCCGCGCTCTCATCATCTGAGCGGGCGTGTAGTGGCTACTCGTCGGTCTCCAAAACCGACGGAGCGAGTTCGATCCTCGCCGCCCGTGCTTTACGACTCATGTATTCCCGACCAGCCTACTGACCCACACACGGGCAGTAGCTCATTGGTAGAGCACCCGGTTCGGGACCGGGAGAGGAAGGTTCGATTCCTTCTTGCCCGACCAGGGGTACGCGCTGGCTGGGACCACACGGGCGCTGTAAACGCCCTCTTTCGGGTTGCGAGGTTCGATTCCTCGGTGCCCCACAATGGAGAGATCCGCTGGGTTGGCTAGCAATCGGTGTCGAATGCCGAGGTGATCTCACGGTCAGGGGTTCGACTCCTCATCTCTCCGCCAAGGAAGCGCCCATTCGGCGTGGTATGCCGCCTGCTACGCGGTGAAGGCCCCCGGGCCGTGTAGGTTCGAGTCCTACCGCTTCCGCCATGCCCCCGTAGCAGAATCTTGGTATATGCGGCCGGTTTAGGCCCGGCGTCTTTTGCAGGTTCGAATCCTGCCGGGGGTACGAAGGCCCTGTAGCAGAATTGGTATATGCGGCCCGCTCAAACCGGGCGTCTTTTGAGGGTTCGACTCCCTCCGGGGCTACTCGGCCCGGCATGGTGGACCCTCGGATTGCAACCCCGAGAACGGGAGTTCGATTCTCCCCTGGGCCTCAACCCACTTGACACGCCCCCCAACCCGTGCCATCGTGTCCCGCACGACGCGCGGTGGGGAAGTTTGGTATCCCGCCTGGCTCATAACCAGGAGATTGCGAGTTCAAATCTCGTCCGCGCCACCATGGGGTTGTAGCTCCAAACAGGTAGAGCACCTGCCTTGCAAGCAGGGGGTTGTGGGTTCGATTCCCACCAATTCCACCATGAGAAAGCCGAGACGGACGGGCGCAGAGCGCTACTTCGAGACCCGCATGTCGGACCCTTCGTACCGTCGCGCCTACCTGAAAGCCCGAGAGCAGACAGAGCAACAGCGAAAGCCCGACGAACGAGATTCGTCGGCACATCGCGCGCTCCTCTAGCTCAACAGGCAGAGTCCCGGGCTCTTACCCCGGTGGTCTGAGTTCGATCCTCAGGGGGAGCACTCAAGCTTCTCTAGCTCAGTGGTAGAGCCTCCGTTTCGTAATCGGAAGGCCAGGGTTCGACTCCCTGGGGAAGCACTTGCCTCGGTCTTCCAGCGGCCAGGATGCCGGATTGTCTATCCGGCGACACGGGTTCGAGTCCCGTTCGAGGCGCCAAGCTCCGGTCGTCTAATGGTCAAGATCTCAGGCTTTCAACCTGAAGACGTAGGGTTCGATTCCCACTCGGAGTACCGATCAGGTGTGGTCCAACGGCAGGGCGTCGGGTTTTGGCCCCGGAAACGAGGGTTCGACTCCCTCCACCTGTACTAACCTGCGGGTGTAACTCAATTGGCAGAGTGCCCGGCTTTTAACCGGGAAGTTGCAGGTTCGATGCCTGTCACCCGTACAACATGTGGTCGTAGCTCAATTTGGTAGAGTCTCTGGCTTCCACCCAGATGATGAGGGTTCGATTCCCTTCGACCGCTCCAAGTGAACGAAGCTCAGATGGTAGAGCACCCGTTTGAAACACGGGAGGCTGCCGGTTCGACTCCAGCCGTTCACACCGTGGCCGTAGCTCAGACTGGCGAGAGCGCCGCTTTGTGACAGCGGAGGTCAGGAGTTCGAATCTCCTCGGTCACTTCTTTCGGTCGTAGCTCAACGGACAGAGCACCTGGCTTCTACCCAGGGTTGTTGGGGGTTCGAATCCTCCCGGCCGAGCCAATGACGTGTAGCTCAGCAGGAAGAGCACCCATCTGATACGTGGGAGGCCGTTGGTTCAAGCCCAACCACGTCAACCGATCACGCGTAGCTCAGATGGTAGAGCACCGGTGTTACATACCGGGTGCCGCTGGTTCGATCCCAGCCGCGTGAACCAACCGGACGTAGCTCATCTGGACAGAGCGCTTGGCTACGAACCAAGAGGCAGCAGGTTCAAATCCTGCCGTCCGGGCTCTACCGGACGTGGCCCAACAGGACAAGGCGCTTGGCTTCGAACCAAGAGAATGCGAGTTCGACTCTCGCCGTCCGGTCTATACTTTCGGCAGGACCCCGAGACCACCCCTCTTGAAAACCTGCTTTGCACGGTGGCGTAACTGGCAACGCGTCCGGTTGTTACCCGGAAGTCCCAAGTTCGAATCTTGGCTGTGCAGCTACGGAACCCGGATCTCGTCTAGCTGGACCCGCCCAATGGTAAGCGTGTGCCGAGAGCCCACGGTCACATCAAGCCCCAGCGCCTCAGACACGTTCTCCAAGTTCTCGATCAGTTGTTCGAGGCCGTTGATGGTGCCTGTGTAGTTCTCTGAGTAGTCCCCGTCGACCGCCGCTTGGGCAGGTCCGCACAGGATCGTGGCCAGCCGAGCACGAAGAATGTGGAGCGCGACAAGGTGGCCATCCCCGTACTGGTCGTACACCGCAGGGTGCCCGACGGGGTCGAACGCCCCGGTCCACTCCTCAATGACCAGTTGATCAGCGGCAGGAACGGTCACAGGTCAGCCTTCGGGGCCTTGTATTCGATTTGCGCCGACCCCTGCTTCTTGGTGGGGGCCTTCTTCTTGGCCGTTCTGCGCTTGACGGGGGCCTTCTTCGGCTCTTCAGCGATGACTGAGGCGGGAACCTCAGCCCAATCAGGGATCGTGTCACCGGGAAGGAGCACCACCCGTTCCCCGTCGGGAGACTTCAGGTGAACTGCCTTGTCCTTGATCTTCGCCATCTCGTCTCCTTCTCAGTCTGTTGGCCCCTGCCGACCTGGGAACGAGCCCAGCAGGGGCCAACACACTGGCCCCCCGCACGTGATGGACGAACGAGGCGGGGGGCCAGGATGGTGTTGGACCTACGGCGTGACGTCAGCCACGAACGTCCAGTCAGGGTTGCCGAGGATGGGAACACCTCGGGCCGCGCTGGAAGTCCAGTATTGGATGGGGGTCCGGTCGCTGCGATCGAGGAACGCAACCACGCCCGGAGCCGCAGCACCGGTCAGGTTCAGGTTCTCAACCGCTTCCAGAGTGGTGCCGTACACGGTGGCACCGGCCTGGCCGTCAACCGGAGGGGTGAAGATGAACGTGTCTTCGTCGATGATCCGGGTCGCCGAACCATCAACATTGACCTTGGAGTCGTTGATGGTGATGGGCGGGATCTCCCGGTCAGCAAGCTGGCCGTTCAACTGCTCCACGGAAAGCCGCGACGGTGGGGTTCCACCGAAGAAGGCCAGGTTGCGGAAGCCGTCGTTGGTCAGCATGTACCCGAGCACCTGACGAGTGGTGATGATTCCACCCGGCAACGCACCGTTGGTGTCGTTGTAGGTGTCCATCCACGACAGGATGTCGCCCAAGATGTCGGTGGTCGAGGTCGCCCACGTGACCGCAGCGGTGACCGAGTGGCCAGCGTCTCGACCGTAGTCGACCGTTTGGATCACTCCGTTCTCGCTGATGTTCAGGGCGGCGTCGATGAGCGCACGACCTCGTGCCAACTCGAAACGGGCCAGAATGGACCGGATCACGATGGCGGTGTCGTTGTAGACCTGAGCCACTGCCTCATCGGTGTTGTTCAGAAGTCGGTACCGCTCGTACTCCGAGAGGAACAGCTTCTCGCCGATGGGCGGCATTTCCATGGTCTTGCGCTGGACGGGCTCACGCTTGCCGACGGGCACTTCGGTGTCGTAGCTGCGGAACTTCGCCGTGTCGGCGAGTCCTTGCTGCCCCGAACCGAAACGAAACACGATGTCGTTCACTTCACGCTGCGGGAAGTACCGAGACAGCGTGAACTGGTTGACGTCGAGATCCCGCAGTGCTTCGCGAGCGAAGCCGGTGAGGGTGATGGGGTCGATGAGTTCAAGAAGATTCATGAATCAGGCCCCTTACACGTACACGAACAGCGGGAGATCGGCCTTTGCGGCTGCGTCGATCTCTCCGTCGGTCGTCCCGGTGAATGTGGGTAGGAACGCTTCCACGACGTGGCCGTGTCGCATGAGCGAACCGGATACGTCGGCGGTGCCGTCCGTGATGATGTCGGTCAGCAAGTGACCAACGCAGGTTTCCCGTCCATCGGCGGCACCATCGTCATAGGGGCCGTACAGGCCCGATGCGGTGATCTTGCCCAGGAGGGTGCCGGACGGAATGAATCCGTTGGCGTAATGAGCGGCGACGAACGTCGGGGTACCAGACGCGACATTGAGGGTGGCCGGGTCTCCATCGGAGACTCCGTGATCACTCCCAAGCCAGCGGTGGTCGCCAACGTTGAACGTCTCCGTGCGGACATTTAGCTGCATAGAGAGCCCTTTCGGCTATTCGGCCTTCGGGAACATCGAGGCGTACAGTTCTCGCCCAGCGTCCATTCCCGACTTTGCTGCCGGTGGTTTTTGGTCCCCTGTGCCGCCTTTAGGTGCCCACGATGGGGCCGCTGGCGCGCCTTCGGGTTCGGCGAACATCTGAGGAATGTCTTCTTTGAGTTGGTCGACTGCCGCAACGATCTCTTCGTCGGTGGCCGACGGGTCGACCTTGACGAGTTCCGAGATGTAGTCCAGTGCCTTGATTTCGACACCACTCGCAAGAAGCAATCGCTCCTTGCGGGTCGAGAGTTTGGTCATGGCGGTTTCGGCCCGAGCCTCTTCGGCTTCACGCTTGGCCGTCACCGCCTCATCCTTTGCTCGTTGGACTTCGTCCTTCTCGGCATCGACGCGTTCCTGGTGCGCAGTAAGCGCAGCCTTGGCTGCTTCGATGTCTTCGACGCCCAGTTGGGCGAGGACGTCCTTGGTTGCGGTCGACTTTCCTTCGCTCCGCGCTCGTGCCGCCAGCTTGTCGAGTTGTTCCTGGGTCACAGTGAGACCCTGGCTCGTTTCGACCACTGGTGGTGGGGGTGGGGCTGGTGAAATGTCGTCTGCCATAGTTTCTGTTCCTCTGATGACCCCACTCGCGGTGTGGGTGGACCTGCCACTAGGAGAAATCGGTTTGTGATGTCCGGCGCGGGATGCAGAATGTTGCGAATGCCCTTGACAGGCGTCCGCCGTTGACATACAGTGTCGGACGTGGCGATGCGAAGGCGCCGGATACTTCCACCATTTGCAGGTTCCATTTCCGGCTCTGCTCAGTTCTCGTCACTTCATGGCCATACACCGATGCGTAGGAGTCGGATACTTCCTTATGGAGGACGAGGTTGCGGGTTCGAATCCCGTCTGGACGACTTAGTCGACTGGTAGCTCAATTGGTAGAGCGCGTACGTTTCCCGGCACCGCCTAGTTCTCGGTCGGCCACCATGAACCAACCCGATGCGTAGAGATCGGATACTTCGTAACAGGTTCGATTCCCGTCGTGGGCTGCTTCCCCGCTCGCCCACGTAGCTCATTGGTAGAGCACCCCAGTTCGCTGGGTTTGAATCCGGTATCGACAAGTTCTCGGTGAGGTTCACCCCCAAGGTCAAAGTTGATGCGAAGAAATCGGTTACTTCGGATGAAAACCCCGCCACTGCGAAAGCAGGGGGTCCGTGAGTTCAAATCTCACACTCCGGTTTCGCGTTGTTCTCAGCAATGACCACCTGACACACGAAGGAAGGAAACCATGAGCAAGTTTGCAAGCCCGGCGAAGACGGCCACCATGGCCCGACCGGTTACGGGCAGCATCGGCCGCAAGGCCACCCACGAGGGCTACGACGGGCACGAGTTGAACCCAAAGTCCGCCCTCTACACGCTCGCAGTGACCTCACTGATCGAGCCCAAGTTCTACGAGTCCGCCAAGAGCGGGCTCGACCGGCTTCGTTCCCTGACCAAGCAGGTCACCGAATCCGACCCAGAATGGGTAGCGAACTTCGTTCCCTGGCTGCGCGGTACGGGCAACATGCGTTCCGCTTCGGTTGCCGTTGCCGCCGAGTACGCCAAGGCGGGAGGCCCCAACGCACGTCGGGTCATCGCTTCCGCTATCCAGCGAGCCGATGAACCGGCTGAAATGTTGGGCTACTGGTTCTCTCACTACGGGAAGACGCTGCCCGCAGCCGTGAAGCGCGGCATCGCGGACGGTGCACGCGCTCAGTACAGCGAGTGGACCGCCCTGAAGTACGACGGCAAGGGTCGAGACATCCGCTTCGCTGACGTCATCGACCTAACTCACCCCAAGCCGAAGGACGACATTCAGTCGGCCGTGTTCAAGTGGTGCTTGGATCGTCGACACAATCGTTCAGACATCGACCTTTCGGGCCTGGAGTCAGCGCGTCTCGACCGTGAACTCCAAACCCTTCCGATCGAGACTCGCGGCGACCGGATCGCCGATGCCATCGACGCTGGCTGGTCGTGGGAACGGCTGGCTGGCTGGCTGCCGGGCGGCATGGACGCTCGCGCCTGGGAGCACGTGATCCCGAACATGGGCTACATGGCCCGACTGCGCAACTTGCGTAACTTCGAGGAAGCGAAGGTGAACCCGAAGGCACTGTCCAGTGTTGCCGACTATCTCGCTGATCCCGAGCAA